GGCATGGCGAGGAGTCCGGCCAATTTGATTGTCAGTAGCTCGACAAACAACGCCGGGAATTTCGTCGAGTCTGTTACGGACGCGATGTAATCGAGCGCGACCGGGGAAGAGAGATTGGTGTGGATTCTTTCGGCGATGATTTCCCACACACCAAAATTTTCGTTGGAATCCACATTCCCAAAACGAAGCGCCCGCAGGAAATCTGTGGGCAGAGTGTATTGAACGGAGTAGCCGGAAAGCGGAGCCGTGCCGCTGGTGAGGGAAACCTGCTTGCGGCAAAATTGCCAATCGAACTCGGCTTGGAGTTCCTCGACCGTCTGCGTGTAGAACAGAGAGCAATACTGCGCCTGCGCGGTCGCGTCCGTGAGTGCGGTGATGCGGGAATCACCGAGGCGGGCGAGGGCGAGGTTGCAGATTTGGATGTCTGTCATTGAGGCGCGGTCAGATCACAGATTGAAAAAGTGGGCGGCAGACATTTCCCGGCCTGCCAGCGGGGTGCGGGAACTTAGATGACTTCGTCGCAGGCGATCTCGACGACTTTCTTTTCCTCCATACGCACGGCGGCGAGGGACGCCACGGAACGGATTTGAAGGGAGTGCGAGAGGTCGGCCCGGACATCCATGTGGGTCTTGAGACCACGCTCGGCGAGGATCACGCCGCTCTTCACATACGCGAAGCAGGAGCGGATATCGGTAGCCAGCGGCAACTGCTGGGAGCGGCGGAATTTGAAACCCATGAAGGTGTTCAAAGTGCCGTCCACAAGGGCGCGGACCGTGTTGTAGTCTGCCGAGGTCGCCTCGACCGTGCGGAGCAAGTCTTGGAGTTGCTTGGCGGACACAACCATGATGCGCTCCTCCTCTTCATCGACTTCATTGCTGTCGAAGAGGAATTTCGCGGCGCGGAGCTTGGCAATGGTGAGACCGCTGTTGGCGGCGGTGCCGGACTCGACATAGTTGGCTGCGATCTTCTGGCCTGCTGGCAGGACGGTGGCCGTTGTGCCAGTCGCGCCGGTGAAGGCAGTGCCGCCGAGAGCGTCGATGATGATCTTGTCGCAGGTGCGGGCATAAGCTGCGCCGTGCGATTGGATGATCGGGCTGGTCGGAAGAACAACTTCGCCGAGGAACTGCTCGTCGAACTCGTCAACGAGTTTGGCGCAGTCGTAGTTGAGTGGGCGAATCCAACGCTTGGCCATCGCTTGGTTGCTGATCCGAGTGTCGCCAGAGCGATGCTCGATTTGCGTCATCGAGGTTGCGTCGAGTTGATTGTAGGATTTCTCCTTACCTTCGATGGAATCGAGGGTGACATATTCTTTCAGCTTGCTGTTCTTTTGCTGAACGAGGTGTTTCCAGTTGCTATCGAACTGGGTTGTGAAGTGATCGGGGATGTTCGTCAGAACACCGTTTTGGTTAGCCATTTTATTCTCCTTGAATTGGGTTGAGTTGGTATCAGTCGAAACTGATGGTTTGTTCTGCTCCCTTCGCTTTTCCGAGTGTCCCGTAAGGGGTCAGCGGCGGCGGGTATTAGGGAGCAGGCTCAACGAGGAGGTGTCTGCTCTGACGAAGGAGTGTGTAGCACACTCCGTGGTATCAGTCAAAAACTAGCAGGGCCGAGAGTCGAACTCGGAATTCCAGATTATGAATCTGGTGAGATACCATTTCTCCACCCTGCGGAAATTCATCCCTGCTTGAGCAAGGAGGTGACAAGCGCGGCGGCTTCGCGGTCGCCTTCCATGTATCGCTTGTGCCAAGTGTTGTCGGGGTTCGACATGATGTCTTTGGCGCGGGCCGAGCCGGTCATGAATTCCGTGCCGCCCATCGAGCGACCGACTTTGTCCTCACTCATCATTTGGGCCATGCGAACGAATCCACGCACGACTTCGGGATCGGAAAATCCATGCGAGTTTGCATCCACGCCAGCGATCTTCGCGGCCTGCTTCGCAAGTCCGATGTTCTTCCCGAAATCATTTCCCCACTCCTTTTGGAGCGTCTGCACGGCCTCGGTGCGTTGCTTCTCGTAGGTGGCTTGGATCGCCTCCAGCTTGAACATCTCGGTCTTCGCGTGTTGCGTGACGAGTTCCTTCATGGCCGATGGCGGGATGCCGTGCTTGTGAGCGATCTCGGCATAGGGCTTCGCCATGTCGTCACTCCATGTCATGCCCTCTGGGAGGGCGTCTGGAGCGAACTTGTATTCCTCCAGCGACTCGGGAACGCCCATCGCACGGCGGAAAGCGGCGTGTTCCTCGGGCGAGGATTTCTCGTTGGGAACGCCGAGCTTTTTCCCGATCAGCGCATTCGCATTCGCGAGCGCCTTCGCCATGTCGGGAACGCTCTTGTATTTCGCGAGCGTGTCCTTGTAGGCGGCGGAATCCTCCGGGAGGTTGTTAGTCCATCCTTCTCCGAATGTGCCGTCCGGGTTGACCCAGCCGGTCGAGGGAGTGGAGGGTTGCGTGGTGGTGGTGGTCGTCTCCGAAGCGGCGGGCGCTGCGGCGTTGGTGCTGTCGGCTCCTGTGTCGAGCAGACTCTGCTCGGAGGAGGTATCGATGGTGTCTTCCATAAATGGTATCAGTCAAAACTGCGCGTCAGTTTTCGACGGGGTGGTAACCGAGATGGGTGCGGCGTCCGGCGTAGCGGATCGCGAACTCCTGCGGGTGGTAGTCGCGCATCCACTCGACATAGGCGGGGGTCTTGTCGCCGAGCATCTGCTCCATTTCGGGTGCGGGCGGGATGTCTTTTTTGGGTTCGGTTTTTTTGCTCATTTTTTAACTTTTCGTTTGGGGGCTTCGATGTCGCCGTCTGCCATGACCGGCCTGCGGAGCATGGCTTCGATGTGGAGGACAACGCCTCGTTGACCGTCTCGCAGGGCGGCGACCACGGGGTTGAAATCATAACCAGGCAGAAAAACCTGCGAGTCGGTAGCGAACTGGTGCTTGAGGTCGGCGATGACGGTCTGACCGTCCTTGCCTGCAAACAAGCGATGGTAGGCGTTGGTGACCTTCTGGCGCTCACGCTCGCGGCGAAGGGCGGCGGCTTTGTCCTCGGGAGCCATCACGCTTGTCCCATCATGCCGGGGAGCATCCCGGCGAGTGCGGAGTCCTGCTTGACGCTGCCCGCTTTTCCAAGGGCGCTTGCGGCCTGCTCCATCTGCTGCGCCTGCATGGCCTGCTGCTGCGCTTGGGCGCGGGCGGCTCGTTGCTGCGCCACCATTTCCTCCTCCATCAGCCACCGGGCCGGGAGACCATCGTTGCGCGCCATGTCGCGGCAGATTTCATCGAAATCGAAATTGTCGAGCATGTCGGGCTTGATCTGCACATAGGGCAGAAGCATCTCGCTGGTGCGAACGAACGCAGCGTTTTCGAGACTCTTAATCGCGAGGGCGATTCGCGAGTTGTAGGCGACATCCGGCTCGGGAATGTAACCGACCATCGCGAGTTGCTGGGGCGGGGGAGGGAACTTGCCAGCGCGGGCAAGGATCGCGAAGACCCGGCGAAGGAGCGGATTGAATAGCTCCGTGGTGAGGCGAGCAAAGGTGGGGGAAAACTGGATGAGCTTTTCGCTCGCTCGCTCGGCGACTTCGCGGGCGGTCATCTGTTTTTGCAACTGCGCGAACATCTGGAAGAGGTCCACATGGAAGGCTTCGTTGATCGCCTTGCGCTTTTGTTCGGCCCGCTCAACGCCGATGTCGTAGCGCCCGTTGGTTCCCCATTCCCGTGGTGTTGCGTTGGGATTGTTCGGATCGAAATAGGTCACGCCACCGGCGCGGAGGTCGATGTCGCCATCGAATCCAGCAGGGATCAGAATGCGAGGGAACGCATGAATCTCGGCGAGGGAGTCGAGTTGCTTTTCAAGAAAGTTGAGTTGCTTGCACTCTGGTAGTGCGGTCCACGATGGCGAGTAGCCGTAGCACTCGGAGTTCTTCCACTTGAGGTAGCGGGTGACAAAGAACGGTTGCTCATCGAACCCCGAGGACAGGAAGACATGCTTGCTCGCCTTGTCCACATAGACCGAAGCGTAGGGTTTGTTCTCGGCGTCTCGCTTGCCTTGCTCGATCTCACCCGGACCACGGGGAGCGATGAGGTGGACACAGGAAAATTTGCGGTTGGAGTTGGGCTTCTCCAGTTCCTTCTTCATCGAGTCGGTCAAGTTCTCGACGCCGAACTTGAGCGCGGCCTGCCGAGCGGTCATCTCATACTCGCGGGAGAGCGTATCCACATAGCCTTCGTCGTCCTCGGAGATCGCGAAGCTGCCGAGATCGAGCTTCGTGAAATTGAGGGAATTGTTCTTCCCGGCTTCGACCAGAATTGCCGCCGTGCCGAATGCGCCACGGTCGAGATAGAGTTCGTGGATTTCGGTGTAGAAATTACTGCGAGAAAGTTCGGCCTGCATGACCTCGGTGCAACGCTTGAACCATTGCTCGATCTCGTCCTCGCTCTCCATCGCCTTCGGCGGTTCCAAGCTGAACCACCGGCTTTCGAGCGGCGTCATCCATGAGAGTTGGCCATTGGCCAGAATCATGTTTGCCCGCACGGCGGTGGCGTCGAAAAGTTGCGCCTCGTCCTCGGTGGATGGCGAGGTCGTCTGTGTGAACATCGTCGCCGCCTTCCGGGGCATCACATACTTCGCGATGTCCTCCCAGAGCGATTCCCATGTGGCCCGCTGATGAACGAGTTCCGCATGGCGCTGCAAAACCTTGTCGGCGAGTTCGGGATTTTTTCCGGTCATTTGGTATCAGTCAAAACTGAATCAACCGAGGGTCGAGTAGCCGGTCGTCATGGGAGCCTGCGAGCTTTCCCCGGCGAGAATGGATTTCCGCATTCCCTTGCGACGAGCGGTCTCTGCCGCCATGTCGGCTTCTGGGTTTCCGGGGTCCACCTGCGCTCCGGGCGCTGGTTTGTTCGCCTCCATCTGGCGCAGCATTTCCTCTTGCTGGCGTTTTTGCTCCTCGGCCTGCTGGCGTTGGAGTTCCATCTGCTGGCGCTGCATGGCGGCTTGCTGATCGGCGGCTTGCTGCATGCGTTGCTGCTCGGCTTGCGCGTTTTGCTTCTCTTGCTTGCTTGGGCCTTTGCGTCCGCCTCCTCCGAACCACGCTAGGCAGGGTGAGAGGATGGGGTTGATTTCGTGGTCAGTAAGTCGCATCGCTTTTGGAGTTTTTGGGTTTCGTAAACTCGGAGCGGGCGGTCTCGCCGACTCCATGCGATGAATGGGAGACGATACGGGGCAAAGTTGCAAGGGTTATTTTGACTGATACCACTATATATAGTGATCAGCCAGCAGTTCTGACACAACCTGTGGTATGCGTGAGCCGCATCGCGCCAGCGTTCCTCGGGGTCGTGAATATCCACTGGGCGGGCCAGCATGAAGAAGTCCTCGGTGTTGATGACCACGCCATTCCATGCGGTGAGTTCGACCTCCTCGGCGAAGGATCGCGGCTGCGGGTAGCGCCGGTAGAGATCGAGGATTTGGAGTTCCAGTTCGCGATTCATTGCATCCCTCCAGATAAGTTACAAATCAGAGGGGAATCACCGCCGCACCTTTCCGAATCCACCACCTCGGAATCCTGCCATGACTCTGGTGGGTTCGTGTCGCTCGGCCTTCCGAGGGATCGCGGAGCGGTCGATGACCATCCCGCGCTTGATAGCCTGGTGCGAGAGACTGAACGCATCGCAGAAGTGACTGCTCCAATCATGCACCGGCACATCCTTGATGGTCACCCCATCGCGCTCCTCTTTGGAGTGGTAGGCGTCGAGCGCCTCGATGCCATCCGCGCATCCGGCCTCGTTGATGTGAATGCGAGGGAACGCATCGTTCGCAAGATTGATCCCATCCCAAACACTGATCTGCCGTGGCACAGGAACCACGCCGGTCAGCCCGCTGCGACCGAGCGCCTCCTGCCAGAGTCCGCCGACCTCCGCTGCGGCGTCATGCGGAATGAAATGCCCACCGTAACCGTATTGACGCTCCTTGAGCCGTGCCGCCCAATCCGCTGGCGTCTTGCATTCATCGGACCCGGAAAGGGATTCCAGATAGTTGATGCGGTCGCCGACCATTTGCCACACCCACACCTTTTGATTCAGCGGAGCGCCGACATCCCATGAGGTGTAGACCGGCAGTTCCTTGAACCACAGGACATCATTTGTGACCCGTTTCTCGGCGCGGGCCTTTTCGAGTGAGCGAACATAGATCGCGCCCGGGCGACCGATGTTGAACGAGCATTCGTATTCCTGTTGGTAGGCATTCTCAGTCGTGCCACGCCGGATGTCCGTGAGTTCCTCGGGCGGGATGATGTGACTCTCGCTCGCCTTGAGCATGAGTGTGAACCACTCGCTGTCCGCACACGCCCGGTTCCACATCTTCCAGAAAATGTTTCGACCTTTCGGTGTCCCAACCCATGTTGCCCAGCCTTGGTAGTCGGTGAGTGTGGGCCGGATGACATTGTCCCATGCCGCGGGATCGAGATCCGCGGCCTCGTCCATCACCACCCCATCGAGGTAGATTCCGCGGAGGCGCTCGTAGGCTTCGCCCGAGTAAAGCCGGATCGTCGCCTCGTTGTGGAAGGTGATCTGCAAATCGGCCTTGTTGATGACCACGCCGGGGATTTGCGAGGTGAACTGGACAAGGTATTTCCAAGCGATGTCTTTCGCCTGCT